TGTTGGTGCAATTTGCTTGCGATACTCGCCAACTTGACTAATGCCTGCTGTACCAGTTCCAGCCAATGGTGTGCCACTGATGTATTCCACAGCACGAATGTCAGGGGACTGAGCCTCGTATGGTGTAGCGCCCGTGTATTCCCTTGACTGACCAAGTTTATTGAATTGCATCATTTTCACTTGGCCATTAACCACCATTGGCTCTGGCTTGCCAAATTCAGTCTGAGCCATGCCGATCTTGAGCAATTCTGGCTGACCTTCTTTGCGTGTCATACCGCCAAGAATTCTGCGCATCTCAGGATTTAATGAGCCAACAATGCCAGGCGCTGCCGTTGGTGCAGGCATTTGTGCAGCCAATTCAGCGCGTTGTGTTGTTGGTCCAAATTTACCAGCCACAGACACTGGAGCCAGTATTGCCGCTTGATCTGCGGTAATGGGGGCCACAGCTGGACCAGTAAATTGGCTTCTATAAGCCTGATTGCCAGCAGCCTCTTCTTGCATTTCTTTGAGTTTTGCACCAAGCATTAAATCTTGCAGTGACCCAGCTCTAGCTTGCTGATAACCTTGCTGGCCTGCCTGCAAAGCTGATCCAAGTGCTTGGCCCAAGCTGATTGGCACTGCACTTCGGCCACTGGCTTGGAGCAATGCACCGGCTGCTGACAGTGCAGCATTACGGCCCAAGAGCTTGCGCTGATCTTCTGTCAGCAATGCGTCAAGACCCGTTGGCACACCACCACCGCCAAACATATTGCCTAAACTTGCAAAATCAAATTGAGTAGCCATATTTCCACCTTAATCCAGTAAACCTTTAAGGCGTGTATTGACCACATCGCCTCTGCTCATCATGTTAGTTGATCCCGTATCTGGTGCAAGCAAAGATGCAGCCCTCATGGCCCGTCTTTCCTGACCAGGCTTGATGGCCAGCTCTGCCACCGGAATGCCGCTTCTATCCATGGCCACCGCCACATTGTCAAAGCCCTTGGCCTGATCGTATGCATAGCCAAAGAGCGCCATGCCCACATCTTTCTCAGACCCTTGGTCAATGATCTTGACCTTTGCTGGGTCACTGGTGATCACAATGCCTCGGCTTGTCTCAGCCACTGTCAACCCATCAGGGATGCGCGAGGGCATCGGTGATCCAGGCGTGATCAGGATGGTGTCACGCTTGCTTGAGGGATCAAGCAAAGCCATGAGCTGCGCATCAGCGTAGCGTTGCGGCTCTGGAGTTGGATTGTTTGGCATATTAAATTAAGGCAGCCAATGCACCAAGACCAGCGCCAGTGCCTGCGGTCAGACCAAGAGTGCCAGCCAATTGAGAGCCAGCCAATGCACCGCCTAATAGGCCAGCACCGACATTCTGACTGTATGGAGTTTGAGCCACCATACCAAGGTTAGCAGGCTGCGCACCCAGTGAAGACTGGACCACGCCAAGACGCTGGAGACCAATGTTGCGAATGGCATCCATTTGTTGCTGGTCCAAAGCCTGACGCGCACCACCAGCGGCCATGACCGCTTGAGCGCCACCAAGACGCAATGCTTGTTGTTGTGCAGCCAAATTACCCAGCTGGCTTGCACCGCCTAGCCTCAATTGCGCACCTTGCAAGCCTGCTTGCTGATTCGCAATGTCGGCTGCTGATCTGCGGCCAATGTCAGCCTGCTGCATGGCCATTGCCTGGTTAAATGCCTGCTCGTTTAAGGTTGTGCCAAGTGTGGCGGCCTGCTTGGCAAACCCTTGGTTAGTCAAAGCCTCTGCCACACCTTGGCGTGATCCACCAAATGCACGGGCTTGTGTGGCACGTTCACCAGTTTGCTGAATGGCAGCGCGTCTTGCAGACTCCAAGTCAGCCAATGCATTGGTGCGCACAGCTGATGTATATGGGTTCATGTAAGAACCAATAGAGCCTGGACCTTGGCCCATGCTCAAATTAGTCTGCTGCGCTGTGATCTGACTAGGCTGATAGACACCGCCATAAGCAGCCATTTGAGCTGCCAAGTCTGTGCCAGTAATGCCTGGGCCAGCCAAGGCAGTATTGACCAGAGCCTCCTCGCCTGCCTGGTACATTGGGTTATAGCCAGCAAATTGCTGGACTGGCAATGCACCAGCGACCCCTTGGGCCTGCTGAAAGTTGGCCAAGAATGCTTCTTTGATCTGTGGATCAATGGAGCTTGTTGAGGTTGTTGTTCCACCTTTTGACATATTCTTTCCTTTAACCCAGTAAAGATTTCATTTTCTTGGCAGGCACTTTGCCTTCGTTGATCATGTCCAGAAGTCCACGGCCATACTTGTTGACTGCTGATTTTTTGATTACATATTCGCCACGATCTAAATATCCAGCGCCATCATCTGGACCAGGGGGATTCATCCCAAACAGACCATCGACCATGCCGCCTTTAGCGTATGCAGTGTCACCAACTGCTCCAGTGCCTGGGCCACCGCCAGTGTTGCCATCGCCGCTAGAACCAGAGTCACCACCATCACCGCCACCACCATAGTAGTCAGCCAAAGTCACGCCAGCGTTTGCGGCAGCAGTTCTAGCGACATTGGCTGCGGCAATTTGGTCATACAGACCAGGGTTGTATCCACCCATTGCTTGGCCTGCCACCACATTGGCGTATGGATTGCCAACTGGTCGCATCTGGCCCATGACTTGGGCATAAGGTGAACCAGTGCCACCGACCACATTGGGGTTGTACTGAGCGCCAATTGGGATTGATGTGTAATTTCTAAAGTTTTGCTCAAAGCCTTGTGTGGCATTTGCGAATGGCGTTGTGCCAGTCACACTGGTTGCACCAGTTGTGCCGAGTAGCCCAGTGCCTGTGGTTGTGCCAGTGCCAGCTCTTAGCGCTGCCAAACGGGCCGCTTCAGCAGCCGCAGCTGCTGCATTGCGTTGCTGCAAAGCTAAAGCCGCTTCGTTTTGTCTGCGAATTAAATCCTGTTCTGCTGCAAGAATCGCTGCTTGCTGGGCCGCAGTCAACCCCCCTGTACCAGTTCCTGTGCCAGTTCCTGTGCCAGTTCCTGTGCCAGTTCCTGTGCCAGTTCCTGTGCCAGTTCCTGTGCCAGTTCCTGTGCCAGTGCCACCAGCCACATTTCTTGTGGCTGTGGTAGCCGCCAAGTTTCTAGCATCAATCAAAGCCTGACTGGCCGTTGTGTCGCGTGCTGTACGGGCTGCAAGCTCATTGGCTGCTGCCGCTGCTGCAATGAGTTCAGCCTGAGTTGTTGGGGTTGCAGTTGCATACTGTGATGCAACACTTTGAGTCGTGACACCAGTCGCACGGGCCACATCTTCTGGGCTGATGCCTAGTCGGTCCATCTCAGTGCGCAGCATGGCATTGCTAGTCCCAGACTGCTGCGCGTCAACTACAGCGTTGAAAATGTTCCGATCAAATTCGGCCTGCGTCATGCCATTGGCTAATGCCCAATTGAGTGCTTCTGATGCCATATTTATCTCCTAAAGTTCCTTTGCCATTACAGACCATTGTGGACTGTAACCTTCGTCTTTCAAAAATGTCTTTGCCCAGCCTTTTCGGCCTGCCAAGGTCACTCTGGTGCAGCCGATTGTTTTGCCCCAGGATTCGATCAATGGTCGCATCCGTGAGAGTTCATCTAGGTCGCCACCAGCCAGAAAATAATGCAAATTCTTTAGCCTAGGGTAGACAATGATCTCTGTCAATACCACCGAGTCTTTGGCTGGCCACAGCTGTAATCTGTGATCCTCAACCATCTCAGCGACATCTTCAAAATTGTGTGTGCCTCCACTGTATTCTAATGCCGCCTCCACATGGTGGCGCAATCTCTCCAGTTGTTCTTGGTCGCTCATCTCTTGCCGCTGGCCACAGCATCAAGTCTAATGACCCCAATGCGCCAGTCGGCCAAAACATCGCCAGTCACCTTCACATTGACTTGTCTTCCAGAAAACCTGACAGAAGTCGGGTTGGCTGCCGTATATGGTCCAAATGTGGATTGTGCGCCAGTTGGGTAGTTTCTGGTTTTAAATGAAACCACCGCCTCACCCAATGTCTGCTCGTCTGGGATAACTTGGCGCACCGACATGATGTTGTCGCCATTGCCCAATTGGACTGGCCCAGACTCAGCGTAAACGCTGGCACTGTCATAAGCAAAACCGACCTCATGCTCATAGATAAAGCCATCAGTTGAAACCATCAAGGGATTGTTAAATACCCCAGAATCAGCACCAGCAGTTCTGGCCAATGTGCCTATGTTCCAGTGGTTTTCTCTGTAATTGAAAGTGACATAAGAGTCATTTTCATTGCTTGCACTGCTTGGGTAATACCACCAGATTTCACCAAATTTACTGTTATGGACCGCATAAACCTTGGATGCCTGGTTAAAGTTTAAATTGTCAAAGACATAGTCAGACACATCACTTGGCAGTGGCTTGACGTAGCCGTCATATATCCAAAAGCCTGCGCGTGACATCCAAATGGCTGCCGTATCAATGGCCGCCACAGACTGGGCCGAAATAAGACCGCAGCCTGATCCGGCTTTCTCAAAGCCATAAACAAATGGAGCGCCAACATACTGGGCCGTGTGGACATCCACATCTGTAAACAGTAGGTTTACACCCTTGACCCTCTTGCCTGCCAACAATGAGCCAGGCGTGGCCAGTTCATAGTCGCCTGCCAGATTGTCACCAGCTGGTGTCCATAGAGTGTTATTTTCTTGGTCGCACCACTGTACTTTTCTTGGGTTTCCACCAGCGCCAAGGGCAAACATAATGCGCTCTGAAGTGACCAAAACAGCCTTGTTCCCAGTGGGTGCATTGGTAATGGCCGCTGCCAGTGTCGGTGTCGTGAAACCCAATTGCCATTCATAAATTTTGCCATCTGCATTGGAGCAGGCCACCAAATACTCGCCCCATGTATCCATGGACCATGTGGTGGCTG